GCTCAAAAGCCTGTTGAAGAAGATAGTTCGCGTTATGAGTCTGCAACCCGTGAAGAAGTAGCTAGATCTCAAAATGAAACCATTCGTGCAGTTGAAGAAAGACTTTGGATTAAAGCTAATCCAGAGAAATTTGAATATATAAATGAACATTTACCTAAATTTTTAAAACAAAGACCTAACTTAACTACAGCAATTGATTTAGCCTCCAATAGATATGAAGAAGCATTCGAGTTAATGGATAAATTGACTCCTAAGCAAAAACAACAATTAGTTAAACCAACGCAATCTGTAAAGAAAGATGCGCCAAACTCACCTAGTGCAGTGCCAAAAGCTGCTGCATTAAATGAGGCTATTGATGTGATGAGCATGAGCGATTCTGAATTTATGAAGTGGAAACAATCAAAGAAAGTAGCTAGATAGGCAAAGGATAAACCATGTCAGTAACGACAACAAGCGGTTACGGATCAATGGCCGACAGGTGGGCACATCGCGCACTGTTGCAAAGATCTAAACCCAGATGCGTACACAACCTTTTTGGTCGTGCTTTTACGCTACCACAAAAAAATACAGATACAATGGCTTTTAGACGTCAAGAAAACTTGAATTCTGATCCTGTTGTTCTAAGCCAAGAAGCTGATCCAGCACCAGAGCAAGTACAAAAATTCGACATTAACGTAACCATTCAAGAGTTCGGTAAAGTGGTTTTACTTGGTCGTAAAGTTCTTTTAGTTGTAGAAGATGATACTGCTTCTGAAACAGCTGATAACTTATCTCAATGTATGCACACAATGCTTGATAAAGTAACTCGTGATGTTTGGGATGCAGCTACTCCTCAAATTTCTTGTTTGAATGGTTCAAATGGTAATGCTATTACTGAGTTAACACAAATTGACGTTAATCGTGCTATTCAATACTTAGACGATAACGACACTGAAAAGATGACGCCAACAATTGAAGGTACTTCAAGATTTGGTACTGGACCAGTTGAAAGTGGTTTTTGGGTAACAGCACACGTTAACTTGAAACCAGATATTAGAAATCTAGATGCATTCGTTCCTACTTCTCAATACGGTTCTCAAGAACCTGTATTACAGGCAGAATTAGGTGCAACAGATGAAGCACGATGGGTAACTTCAACTTTAGTTAAATTTACAGATGCTAACCCAGCTGTATACAACAATACATTTGTTGGAGCTAATGCATATGGTTATGTTGGACTAGATCAAGTATCTACTGAAATGATTTTAAAACCACTTGGTTTTAATGATTATTTGAACAGATTTCAGTCAATGGGCTTTACAGCTTTTTTCAATGCAGCAATCTTAGACGATAGCCACATTGTAACACTATTATCAACAAAATCAGCATAAGGAGATTAATTATGTCAGATTTATTTTTAGGTCAAACATGTACAGAATTGTACAAATTCATCTCTGCTGGTACAGCACATACGTTTACATTTAGTTTTCAGCCCGATAAGGTTGTTTTTAACAATTTAAGCGATTGGACTGCTACAGCTGCTGGTAAACCTGTTTCTGTGTGGTTTAGAGATCAAACAACTGCTGCACATGCATTTCAACAACAAGTAATCGATTCATCAGCTGGTGCATCTTTTAACTTCTTAGATACTGCTACTAACGGTTTTACTGTTGCAGATACAGATGGTGGCGTTTCAAGCAGACACGCAACTATTTCAGGTATTACACAAGCAGATCCTTGTGTTATTACTCATAGTGCTTATAGCTTTCAAACTAATCAAATTATTCGCTTGACAGATTTAGGGAGCGTGATGCCAGTTGCACACGGAATGGATCAATTAGATGGACAAAGATATAGAATCGTTGTTCTAAGCCCAACTACATTTTCATTAAAAGATGTAATTTCAGGTGAGCCAATAGATTCTACATCATTTACTGCTTACGTAAGCGGTGGACGTATTACTCTTGAGACTGCTGTTATCAGCTTAAACAACCCTCAGGTTAGCCCATACGATGTGACACCCTATGTGCCAAATCCGTTTGTATATCAACCAATTGAATATAAATTAACTGCTGGAAGCTCTGTAATGGGTTCTGACGGTGATGTATTTAATATTGAGGTCTATAAATTCGGTGAGGTAATTGATTTAGGCGACTTACTGACCTAGGTTTCGAAATGAAATAACAATAATGCTAGACTTCTATAAAAAGGAGTCTAGTTTATGAAAATATGTAGTAAATGCAAAATACAAAAAAATGAAAATGAATTTCATTGCTGTAAAAGAACAAAATCAGGTTTAACAGCAAAATGTAAAATTTGTAGAAATTTGGAAATTAAAGAGTGCAAACAAAGAAATAGAGAAGATTATTTAAGAAAATCAAGAGAATATGCAAAAAGAGAATATGATAAAGATCCAAATAAATTTATTGAAAGACACAATAAATGGAAAAAAAATAATCAAGATATTTTAAAAAAAAGCAATATAGCAAGTTGTAAGAAAAATTATGAAAAATTTAAGATAGAAAGAAAAGAATATGGAAAATTATATAGATATGTATATGCAGAAGAAAAAAAACAACGCGATAAAGAATGGAGATTAAAAAATCCAGAAAAAATAAAAGAATATGGAAAAAAAGCAGCAGAAAAACAAAGAAAATTGGTTCCTTATAAAATAAAAGCACGACTTCTTGTTAGTTATGCTGTAGAAATAGGAATTTTAAAAAAACCAACGACTTGTTCTCAATGTTTAGTAGAATGTAAACCTGAAGGTCACCATTCAGATTACAGTAAGCCTTTAGAAGTGATATGGCTTTGCAAAAAATGTCACATAGCAGAACATAAGAAGTGTAAAGCAGTTTTACATTTGGAGTAAATATTAGCGGTCAAGCATCACATAGAACAGATATAGCAAACATTACAAACGCACTTCCTTGCGAAATTACAACTACAACTGATCACGGTTATACTACAGGTCAATTTGTTCGTTTGACAGACTTAAACGGCGCAATGCCGATACCTCGTGGAGAAGATCCACTAAACAATTACAGATGGAAGATTATTGTTACGGAAGCTACTAAATTTACATTAAAGTACCCCGTTACAGATCTACCAGTTGATTCCACGCTTTTCCCCCCTTATGTTGAGGGTGGATTTTGCAATTTAATAGAAACTAACTTTGTATACGAAGGAAACTAAATACATGGCAAGACCAAAAAAAGAACATGCTTTAGAAAATGAAGATGTTATAAGCAAAACTCTAGAAGCAGCAAAAGAAGAGAAATTAGCAATTGAAGATATGCCTTTAGAGTCTATACGCGATTATAGGCTTTACAATGAAGAAGCTCGTAAACTCAACAAGAAGCTTAGAATGTGCAGATATCCGATTAAGCAATGTCCTGTTGAGCTTCATCCAAAGCAACGCATTAAATTTGGTAATAACGATAAATCCGTTCATCCAGTAAAAATATTTTTAAGTAATCACTTAATTCATTATGATGAGAAGTGGATTCCTGGACATGTTTATGATGCACCAGAATGCGTTATACATTATTTAAGTGAAAAGGGATATCCTGTATGGGGTTGGGTAAATCTTGCTGATGGATCAAAAGAAACAAGACAAGTGGCTAAATCTAACCGCTTCTCTTTAACACCTGTGTATAACGAAACTAAGTATTAGCAATGGTAAGGAAATATGGCTCTAAATAGTAGATCGGTTCAAGATACTTTAGATTTAATGCGAAGAATTCTAGGTCGTAGAAATGAAAACGACCCAGATGCCAGTGATGATATTTTACTGCGTTATTTGAATGACTTCTACAGTTTATCCATGCCAAACGACACAAAGCTATTTGAGAGCTTTGGTACACTGTCTTTTACTATAGACGAGACAAATACAACTGGCGTTTACACATTTAATGATGTAGGCGCTAGTTCTGATTTTATGAATCTATCTCAAGAAGCATTTATTTCACTGCTAGATCCTGTTAACAATTCTGTTTCTTGGAATCAGTTGCCTATATATCAAAATCCAGGCGAATTTTTCGCAATATGGGGCATTAACAACGACGAAATACTTATTCCTGGCTATCCTACTAATATGCTGTATTACGGCACTGAAATGACGTTTAGGACTATTCCAAATACGGCTTACTTGGTTAAGATTTTCGGTTATAAAAAGAACGTAGATTTTCCAGACGCAGATGAGCCTTTACCATTTGACTACTGGCTAAGATATCTTGCTTATGGAGCTGCAAACAATTATGCGCGTGATTTTAGATATGATGCACAGACTAGA